TTATTTTTGGCACAGAGAGAGAACAAGATGAAGTTTTCCATAAAATTAGAACATTACTACTGCAAACACAAGAAGATGAAAGACCGCAAAGTCGTTGCTATTGATAAAAATTATTTGAATTCATATCTTGAAATCTAAGACACATTTTTCAGGAGGTGTACTATGCAAGCAAATTTAGATCTTCATCCAGAGTTACATCAAGTTTTTAATTTTGCAGAAAATACAGAAACAGTGGGATGCTGTTGTTTTTGGAGATCAAGACCTGTAAGCTATGCTGTGAATAAAAAAAACATTTTAGTTCCATCTCCAAAAAATGAAACTGGTTTTGACAGAATAATTTCAGAAATAAAGTTACAAGACATTATTAAAAATCAATTTAACAAAGAAGATAGGAATGAAGGTTTACAGCTAGTAAAAAATAGAATACGAGATCCGCTATGTTTAGGAGAACCTATTACTGAACAAAGGTTAAATAAGATTGTCCAAGCAATATATGCTATTAAACTAGAAATATACTGAAATATATCCATTTATATACGCGTATATCTTGTGTTCGATATTCTTACAATTTTGCATATTATTTCGATATGTCAGATATTCTTACGCAATTGCAAAAACACATCACATTTCTGTGTTTCTGTGTTGTATGGCTCTTTTATAAGATAATTTTGATAAATGTCAGGCAATCTAGTAAATCGATAACATTTTTCTTTTATAGGACAGTTTTCACCAGGGCATTTGCAAATTTCACTCATAAGAAAATTATACAAAGAAAAAATAATTTGTGTTATACATAAAACAAATAATATATATATAGGAATGAAATGACCGGACGTCCCCTTTTACATGACAAAGAAGAAATTGGAAAAAGATTAATTGTTTGGGCTGAAAAAGAAACTAGTTTAAATTTAAATGCATTCTGTGCTGAAAATAGAATTTGTCCATCAGACATCTTTCTTTTTTCACAAAAATGTGAAAGCTTTTCAAAAGCAGTAAAATTTGCCAAGGCTTGTATAGCTGTAAGAAGAGAAAACGGTTTGAATTCTGGAAAGATTCATGCAAAGTCATACGATTTAAATGCTTCTGTTTACGATCTATTTTTAAAAGAAGAGAGAAGAGAACAAGCGCGCTTTGAAGCAGAGATGAAGAATAACAACGCACAACCGACAGTTAACTTGAGTGACTTGCTAGATCTAGCTAAGAAAGGTGTTGTCTCTGAGTGAATATCTTAGATAAAAAAGAGCGGTTAAATTACTTCTATCACATCATAAATAGAAACGGGGACTCGATTCCTTTCAGATTAAATTGCGTTCAAGAAGATGTTTTAGATAATATTCATACACGTAATCTAATTTTGAAAGCTCGACAATTGGGCATGAGTACTTTCGCTGTACTGTACTTGCTTGATGAAGTGATATTTAAAAAGAATTTAAGTGCTGGTATTGTTTCATACTCACTAGAACACGCTCAGCACATCTTTAAGAAGATTATTGGACATGCTTTAGATGCTTTTCCCAAGCAATACAAAGACGCAATTGGAATTGTGCAAAGATCAGCAAGAGAAATTACTTTTGCAAACGGAAGCTCAATACGAGTTGACACAACACTGAGGGGTGGATCATATCCTCTAGTCCTTGTTTCTGAGTTTGGTAAAACATGCGCACGTAATCCGCAAAAAGCCGAGGAAGTCATCACAGGTACTTTACAAGCAGTTCCAAAAAATGGTACGGTCATAATAGAAAGTACGGGAGAAGGAAGCTCTGGTTTCTTTGCAGAAATGATACTAGAATCTGAAAGACGGGGAAACGATAATTTAACTGATCTTGACTACAAATTATTCTTTTACAATTGGCTTAATGAGCCATCATACCAACTTCACGAGAAAGTAACGTACGATGTAAATTTAACTGACTATTTTGATAAGCTTGAAAAGCAATTACAAATAAAAATTACACAGCCACAACGCAATTGGTACGCTATTCAACAAAGACTGCTAGGCGACAAGCTTAAGCAAGAGTTTCCTTCAACCATCTCAGAATCGTTTCTTTCATCATCTGACGCGTTTTATTTTGCTGAAGCTATATCTACAGCTTATACATCCGATCGTTGCTTACACACAAGTTTATACGATGCCTTGCTACCCGTTTATGTAGCCATGGATATTGGTTTAAACGATTTAACTGTGATGATTTTCTTTCAGATAGCACATGGAGAAATACGCATCATAGACTACTACGAAGACAAAAACAAGGATGTACCTTTTTATGCTAACTTCTTACTTAAAGATAAGCCTTTTAATTATCATACTATTTTTTTTCCTCACGATGCTGTTAAGCGCTATAATGGAGATATACAGCTTACATATGAAAGGGATTTCAGACGCTTATTTTCAGGAACAAACACAAACTTTCATGTTCTTAAATCTATGGATAAACAATTGTCCATTTCTTATGCAAAAATAATGATTAGCAGGTGTGTTTTCAATGTAAATCGCGTTAAACCATTACTAGATCAGCTTGCTAAGTATCGCAAGAAGTGGAGTGAGCAACTTGGGCGTTATCTAGAAGAACCACTTCACGATATATCAAGCAATTATGCAGACAGCTTTAGATATCTTTCACAAGCAGTTTCACATATAGAAACCGTTTCAGGTACAAAGGGAGCTCTAGAGAAACATAAACTTGCTGTTGAATCAAGATACAGACGTATTTGTTAAAAAAAAGGGGCTCCTGCCAAAGATACCCCTTAATGCATTTGTAAATTTATAAATATTTACATGCAAACTTTGTTATGGAGTGTGTAGTAAGCACTCCATAACGAACCAAACATTTGCGAGTTTAAGTTTTCTTCTTTTAAGATACATTTTAGAAACATTTTTTCCAACACAAAATTGCGTATGAATGTATGTGTTATAAATTTAAATAAAAACACAGGAAATGTTAAGAAAGAAATAAAAACAGAATATAGAACATTATCGAGGAGTGTCTACCAAACGCTCCTCGAAGAATCAAAAGATTTAACTCGTCTTTGTTATGTTCTCATACAATAGTTACAAAAAACATTTAATGCAATTTTTAAATAAAAAAAGGGGAACCTAGTAAGAACCCCTTTAAAGAGAAAACGCCGAGAGTCGAATTCAGGCTATGTATTCTATTAAACTTTGTTAAGGGATGTTTCGCACGCATCCCTTAACGAACAAGAAGACTCTTAAACTTTTGTTATGTTCTTATAATACATTTCAAAAACATTTAACACAACTACTTAACTGATCAGCACAACCGCATAACTTGCAACCATTCTTGTTAGCATAAAATTTTCACTTGTAAGCAAATTCCAATTTGATTTATATCTGTAATAAACTAAATTATAAGTATGCTGTCAGACAACGAAATCCGTGGTGAATTCCAAGAAAATTATAGATACTCGCACGATTATTGGGCGCCTTTTGTAAAAGATGCGCAAGTTTATACGCTTGCAGCCTCTGGATACACTTGGAGCGATGATGAACGGAAGTCTTTGATTAAAGAAGGTCGTGAACCGATTGAATTTAACATCATGCGCAGACCTCTGCAGTTTTACTCTGGATATCTCAGAGACCACTTAAACCAAATAATATACTCACCCGTTGAAGGTAGCGATCAAAAGACGGCTGACCAATTTACCAAACTGTCATATTACGTCTGGGATAAAGGGATCGGATATCCAACTTTCTTAGATGCAGCAGATGAAGCTTTCAAAAGCGGTATTTCTTTGTGCGGTATCCAGATGGATTACTCAAAAGATTTTATCAACGGCGATATTTCCTTCTTTAAGCGCACCTATAATTCGTTTTATCTTGATCCAACATTTACATCTATAAATCTATCAGATTGTTCCTTTGCCATTACTAGAGATCTTGTAGATAAGCAATACATCAAACAACTGCTTCCTTTTGTAGATCCACAATTTATAGATGATCTATCCATGAGCTATCGTGATGACAAGTTCATGCAATATCATCCTGAGTTTACAACCTTTTCACGTAAACGTAATCTTCTTGCTTATGATCAGTATTATAAACGAGTAACAAAGACTAGAAAGTTCTTAGTTGATATGAAAAGTTCATATTATCGAGATATTACAGATTTAGACAAACAAGAAATCGATAAATTAAAGCTTGGCATTAATCGCTTTAAGAATATGCGTGAAAATGCTGATGAACTTGGAATAGATGAACGCGAAATACCACAAATTGAAATACGCAGTGTTGAAAGAGGATTTGTTGAGCTAAACATCATGCTAAACGGTCAGCGTGTATATTGCGGAGAAGACAAAACTGGTGTAAACCAAACATACCCATTTGTTCCATTGATCTGTTATATGGAGCCATCGATATGGATGCCATCACAACGCATTCAAGGTATCTCGTCTAGTCTATGGTCAAATCAGCGCCAATTTAATAAGCGCCACATGAAAATCATAGACATGATGGACAGTGACATCTCAACAGGATTTAAATATTTAATTGGTTCTGTACCCGATCCACAAGATCTTCAACAGTCTGGACAAGGTAAGATCATTGGTATTGATCCAGAGAATGCACCACAAGGAATGGACTCCGTTCAGCAGCTTCAGGGCGGTGGTTGTAATCCCGCTTTAGTGCAGTATCAACAAGTTTTAGACCAACTAAGTCTTACTCTTGCAAACGTAAACGAATCAATTTTAGGCGTTGATGAAGGAGGTAACACACAGATTTCTGGTCGTTTAGCTGAAGTAAGAATCGCTCAAGGGCTACGAGGAAATAGAAAGATATTTGACAACATCGAAACATCACAATTGTGTCTTGGGTCAATTATTCTTAAAGCCATTCAAGAGCATTATCCTCCGGGTAAAGTTGAACGCATTCTTGCAGAACAACCAACCGAACAATTCTATGAAAAAGAATTTGAGCAATATGATGCCGTCATTAAAGAAGGCGTGCGTTCTAAATCACAAAAAGATGCTTACTATTACGAGCTTGTTAATCTTAAAAAAGACGGGCTAGTCGATGTTCCACAAGCGGAATTAATACGTGCTCTATCAATGACTGGACTATCAGATCTTGAAGAAGCAATGACTAAACAAGATCAAATGATTGCAGCTAAATCTGCTCAAGAAGATGAGTTACGTCAAGCACAGATGGAACTACTTGCTGCAAGCAAAGAAGAAAAACTTGGCTTAGCACAAGAAAGACGCTCACGTGTCATTAGCAACTTGGCATTAAAAGATGAAAGAGAGTCTGAAGCTCAACAAAATATGGCACAAGCAGCATTAGATCGTTCAAGAGCTATCACAGAAATAGCAAAAATGAATGAAGACAGAATTTTAAGAGTTCTTGCTTTTGTAAATCAGTTAGAACAACAAGAAGCAGCAGGAAGAGAAGCACAGAAATTGCAAGTCAGCTCAGAAGCAGATCAGATCAACTCGGAAACACAAGGTACAGACGAAGCAATGCAACAACAACAAATGCAACAGCAATCTCAAATGCAACAAGAAATTATGCAGAACTTTAATCAAGGAGGTTAATTATGGCATACGGAAAAGGGGCAATGCCCAAAGGCAAATTCATGAACTCAGGTTCTGGAATGTGCTCTTATAAAGACAATCCAATGAGCGCAGCATCTCGTGTAAAACCAGAATGCGGCCCTGGAATGAATGCAGATCAACGCAAAGCTAATGTTTTGTTACAGAAAGCTCAAAAGCAACAAGACAGTTTGCGTGGAATGTCAGGGATGTAATCCATGAATCAATCTTTGCTATTAGATCCAAAAAGTGGGCTTCTATTGCCTAGAAAGCATGTAGATGAAAAACTCGCTTTAAAGAAAGTTATTGATGATGTAATAGATAGTGCTGTGTTAGATAATCAGCACATCAGAGAAACATATTATTTAACTATCAACGCAAAGTTTGATAAAAACGATTCATCACAATTTCATGTTAGCCGTCCAGTAATCACTTATCGCTTACCTCCTTTCATGTCTAATCAACTAGTTTTTTGGGTAAGTAATTTTAAAGGGATATGTGAACTATTGTGGATGGTAACACGAAGCAATGATGGAAAGTTAAAAGTAGAATTTAATAAAGATGGCGTCGCCTACCTACAAGCAAAAGGCGCAATGCCCTCCGCGAAGGGATAAAATCGCGTATAACTGACGGAGAAAAATTATGTTAGATGAAGCCGTAGAACATCAAGTAGAACCAATCGAGCAAATCGTTGAGGCTGCACAAGCAGAACAAAACGAAGTACCCGAATCTGTGGAACATGAAGAACCACAGAAAAAGACGATGATTCCATTATCTGTAGCGCAGAAATTGCGTGAACAGAAAAGAGAGTTAGAGCTAGAACTTCAATGGGAAAGACAAAGAAATGCACAAATTCAACAACAAGTTCAAAAGCCTGTTGAAGAAGATAGTTCGCGTTATGAGTCTGCAACCCGTGAAGAAGTAGCTAGATCTCAAAATGAAACCATTCGTGCAGTTGAAGAAAGACTTTGGATTAAAGCTAATCCAGAGAAATTTGAATATATAAATGAACATTTACCTAAATTTTTAAAACAAAGACCTAACTTAACTACAGCAATTGATTTAGCCTCCAATAGATATGAAGAAGCATTCGAGTTAATGGATAAATTGACTCCTAAGCAAAAACAACAATTAGTTAAACCGACGCAATCTGTAAAGAAAGATGCGCCAAACTCACCTAGTGCAGTGCCAAAAGCTGCTGCATTAAATGAGGCTATTGATGTGATGAGCATGAGCGATTCTGAATTTATGAAGTGGAAACAATCAAAGAAAGTAGCTAGATAGGCAAAGGATAAACCATGTCAGTAACGACAACAAGCGGTTACGGATCAATGGCCGACAGGTGGGCACATCGCGCACTGTTGCAAAGATCTAAACCCAGATGCGTACACAACCTTTTTGGTCGTGCTTTTACGCTACCACAAAAAAATACAGATACAATGGCTTTTAGACGTCAAGAAAACTTGAATTCTGATCCTGTTGTTCTAAGCCAAGAAGCTGATCCAGCACCTGAACAAGTACAAAAATTCGACATTAACGTAACCATTCAAGAGTTTGGTAAAGTTGTTTTACTTGGTCGAAAAGTTCTTTTAGTTGTAGAAGATGATACTGCTTCTGAAACAGCTGATAACTTATCTCAATGTATGCACACAATGCTTGATAAAGTAACTCGTGATGTTTGGGATGCAGCTACTCCTCAAATTTCTTGTTTGAATGGTTCAAATGGTAATGCTATTACTGAGTTAACACAAATTGACGTTAATCGTGCAATTCAATACTTAGACGATAACGACACTGAGAAGATGACGCCAACCATTGAAGGTACTTCAAGATTTGGTACTGGACCAGTAGAAGCAGGTTTTTGGGTAACAGCACACGTTAACTTGAAACCAGATATTAGAAATCTTGATGCGTTTGTGCCTACTTCTCAATACGGTTCTCAAGAACCAGTATTGCAAGCGGAATTTGGTGCAACTGATGAAGCACGATGGGTAACTTCAACTTTAGTTAAATTTACAGATGCTAACCCAGCTGTATACAACAATACATTTGTTGGAGCTAATGCATATGGTTATGTTGGACTAGATCAAGTATCTACTGAAATGATTTTAAAACCACTTGGTTTTAATGATTATTTGAACAGATTTCAGTCAATGGGCTTTACAGCTTTTTTCAATGCAGCAATCTTAGACGATAGCCACATTGTAACACTATTATCAACAAAATCAGCATAAGGAGATTAATTATGTCAGATTTATTTTTAGGTCAAACATGTACAGAATTGTATAAATTTGTCTCTGCTGGTACAGCACATACGTTTACATTTAGTTTTCAGCCCGACAAAGTAGTTTTTAATAACTTAAGCGAATGGGTTGCTACAGCTGGTGGTAAACCTGTTTCAGTATGGTTTAGAGACCAAACAATTGCTGCACATGCATTTCAACAACAAGTAATTGATTCATCAGCTGGTGCATCTTTTAACTTTTTAGATGCTGCTGCAAATGGATTTACTGTTGCAGATAGTTCTGGTGGTGTTTCAAACAGACACGCAACTATTTCAGCTATTTCACAAGCAGATCCTTGTGTTATTACCCATAGTGCTTATAGCTTTCAAACTAATCAAATTGTTCGTTTGACAGATTTAGGAAGCGTGATGCCAGTTGCACACGGCATGGATCAATTAGATGGAAAAAGATATAGAATCGTTGTATTAAGCCCAACTACATTCTCATTAAAAGATGTAATTTCAGGTGAGCCAATTGATTCATCTTCATTTACTGCTTACGTAAGTGGTGGACGCATTACTCTTGAGACTGCTGTAATCAGCTTAAACAATCCTCAAGTTAGCCCATACGATGTGACGCCTTATGTGCCAAATCCGTTTGTATATCAACCAATTGAATATAAATTAACTGCTGGAAGCTCTGTAATGGGCTCTAACGGTGATGTATTTAATATTGAAGTCTATAAATTTGGTGAAGTCATTGATTTAGGTACTTTATCATAGAAGTATATAGATAAATTACTTAATTATATACTGGATTCTAAAAAAGGAGTCCAGTATATGAAAATATGTACAGTTTGTCATTTAGAAAAAAAAAATGAAGATTTCACAATTTTAAAAACAGTAAAAAGTGGAAGAGCAGCAAGATGTAAAAAATGTGCCGTAGAATATAACAAATATAAAAAAAATAAGGATCCAGAAAAATATCTAAAAAAACAAGCTGCATACAGAAAAAAACATTATGAAATAAATAAAGAAAAAATATTGATCTCTAATAAAATTTGGAGAGATAAAAATATAGAAAAAGTAAAGTTATACCAAAAAGAATATGCAAAACAATTTTATTTAAACAATAAAAAAAAGATATTGCAAAGAAATCTTGTATGGAAGTCTGATAATCGAGAAAAAGTTAATGAGATTTCTAAAAAATGGAAAATGAACAATATAGAACAACAAAAAAAATATAAAAAAGAATATTGGGAAAAGAACAGAGAAACACAAATTTATAGAAATAAAGTTTGGAAAAAACAAAATATTGAAATTTTAACAGAAACTAGCAGAATTTGGAGAAAAAAAAATAAAAATTTAATTAAAATATTTAAAAAAAATTATAACTTGAAGTATCCTAAAAAAGTTAAAGCTGTAAATTTAGTACATTATGCTTTAAAAATAGGTAAAATTATAAGACCACAAGTTTGTTCTCAATGTTTAGTAGAATGTAAACCTGAAGGTCACCATCCAGATTACAATAAGCCTTTAGAAGTGATATGGCTTTGCAAAAAATGTCACATAGCAGAACATAAGAAGTGTAAAGCAGTTTTACATTTGGAGTAAATATTAGCGGTCAAGCATCACACAGAACAGATATAGCAAACATTACAAACGCACTTCCTTGCGAAATTACAACTACAACTGATCACGGTTATACTACAGGTCAATTTGTTCGTTTGACAGACTTAAACGGCGCAATGCCAATACCTCGTGGAGAAGATCCACTAAATAATTACAGATGGAAGATTATTGTTACGGAAGCTACTAAATTTACATTAAAGTACCCCGTTACAGATCTACCAGTTGATTCCACGCTTTTCCCCCCTTATGTTGAGGGTGGATTTTGCAATTTAATAGAAACTAACTTTGTATACGAAGGAAACTAAATACATGGCAAGACCAAAAAAAGAACATGCTTTAGAAAATGAAGATGTTATAAGCAAAACGCTAGAAGCAGCAAAAGAAGAGAAATTAGCAATTGAAGATATGCCTTTAGAGTCTATACGCGATTATAGGCTTTACAATGAAGAAGCTCGTAAACTCAACAAGAAGCTTAGAATGTGCAGATATCCGATTAAGCAATGTCCTGTTGAGCTTCATCCAAAGCAACGCATTAAATTTGGTAATAACGATAAATCCGTTCATCCAGTAAAAATATTTTTAAGTAATCACTTAATTCATTATGATGAGAAGTGGATTCCTGGACATGTTTATGATGCACCAGAATGCGTTATACATTATTTAAGTGAAAAGGGATATCCTGTATGGGGTTGGGTAAATCTTGCTGATGGATCAAAAGAAACAAGACAAGTGGCTAAATCTAACCGCTTCTCTTTAACACCTGTGTATAACGAAACTAAGTATTAGCAATGGTAAGGAAATATGGCTCTAAATAGTAGATCGGTTCAAGATACTTTAGATTTAATGCGAAGAATTCTAGGTCGTAGAAATGAAAACGACCCAGATGCCAGTGATGATATTTTACTGCGTTATTTGAATGACTTTTACAGTTTATCCATGCCGAACGACACAAAGCTATTTGAGAGCTTTGGTACACTGTCTTTTACTATAGACGAGACAAATACAACTGGCGTTTACACATTTAATGATGTAGGCGCTAGTTCTGATTTTATGAATCTATCTCAAGAAGCATTTATTTCACTGCTAGATCCTGTTAACAATTCTGTTTCTTGGAATCAGTTGCCTATATATCAAAATCCAGGCGAATTTTTCGCAATATGGGGCATTAACAACGACGAAATACTTATTCCTGGCTATCCTACTAATATGCTGTATTACGGCACTGAAATGACGTTTAGGACTATTCCAAATACGGCTTACTTGGTCAAGATTTTCGGTTATAAAAAGAACGTAGATTTTCCAGACGCAGATGAGCCTTTACCATTTGATTACTGGCTAAGATATCTTGCATATGGAGCTGCAAACAATTATGCGCGTGATTTTAGATATGATGCACAAACTAGAGCGATGATTAAAGAGTCGTTTTCAAGCGAAAGAAAGCTACTTTTAACTAATACGCACAATCAAGTAAAAATGAGTCGACCATGCCCTCGTTTTTAGTGATCTTAAATATTTTATTATGTAAACTAAACAATAAAACAAGGTTAAAATGCCACTCGTAAAAGGTAAAAGTAAAAAATCTATTAGTACTAATATACGAAAAGAAATGGAATCTGGAAAAAAACAATCTCAAGCTGTAGCAATAGCTTTAAGTGTTGCTGACAAAGTAAAATCTAAAAGCAAAAAGGCAAAAAAATGAAATCCAAGAAAGTTCCAGGTAATAATTACGTTGAAAAAGACGAAAAATACGATAAGAAAATGAAAAAGAAAGATTATAAAGGCATGAGTACAGCTGGTATTGCCACAGAACTTAAACTTTCACAGAAAGAACAAGGTTATTCTAAGAAACCAAAAGTAAAGCCACAGAAAAAAGGTAAATAACAATGCCATGGAACTCAACGGCACCTGTAGGGAGTATTTCGGTTAAAGCAAACCGAACTATTCTCCAGCAAAACACAACATATATTGAAACAACCATGGGTACATCAATTGTTGGAACTAATACAGTAACAACAAGAGACCATTTTTGGAATGTTGGATCAGATGAAGATGGCAGACATCGTTTTATGCAATCGCCCGCTTTCACTGTAGGCGGTTTACCAGTAGATCCTGTAGTGGGGACTGGTATGGACTCTGTGATGTATTCTAAGCTAAAATTAGCAGCAGAAGCAGTTGCACAACAAGACGTACAACCATTCTTTAGAAATGCATCCGCAGTTATGCAAATATTAGGTATTCGTGCTTGCGCTGTATTTGATGCAGTAGGTGTTATTGCTTATAGCCATAATGTGTCTTCAGTAGTTAGGACAGCAACAGGTGAATATACAATAAATTTTACAACAAATTTACCTTCTGCAAACTATTTAGTTTCTTGTAATGGGATGAGATCTAATTCAGCTGGAAATCTTCCTGTAATTGTTAGTGTAGCTTCTGGAGCAGTTTTAGCAAATGCAAAAACAGTATCTCTTGTTAAAATAGTTACATCTGATAGAGGTGGAGATTTACTAAATCCAATTCAGACTTGGGTTATGTGTTACGGCGGATAATAAATGGATGTTTTTGAAATAACAGGTTATGCAACGGGAACTTCAGATGCTGGAGTCAATTATTTGCAACCTGCTGATTCGTTTCAAAATATAACTAATGGTTTTATATATAGACAAGTTTTACAATCAAGACAAGGCGTCGGATTCTTTGCTCCAAGGCTTTCTGGAAATACAAGAATATTTGGCATATTCGAGCATACACTGCCAGATTCAACTAAAGAATTATTGGCTTGCGATCAAAACTTCTTATACAGATTTAATACTGGAACGGGAATATTTGATCAACTTGCTTTTGGTGGATCAATGGCTGGTTACGCAGGCTTTGCAATTGCAGCAAATGACTTATATATTTCAGGTACTTCTTATCCCACAGCAACAAATGGAGCACGATTTGTATTTACTGGAGAAGGAATTAATCCAAATCCCGCAGGATCTTCAATATTTTTTTATAATGGCACAGATGTTCAAGACTTCACTAGTATTGTGGATAATCCAGATTTTGCACCTCCATCCACAGGAGCTCTTACGTCTGCTAGCTATGTTTTGTGGTTTAACGAACGCATAAACTTTATTGTGCCAATTATTGGAGGCATTGAATTTAATCAAGGTATTTTATTCTCTGGAATACGTAATTTAGCTGGAAATGGTGATAAATTTAACGTAGCTGGATCTGGTTTATTTCAAGCAGACACTTTTCAAACAATAACTGGAGCAACTATTCTTGGTCAAATCATGATATTGAACTTTGACCGTATGGCTTTTACCATGGAGAAAACAACAGATGCGTTTAATCCATACTTTGGACGTGCTGTTCCAGGTGTTTTAGGTACAAACGCTAAGTTTTCAGCTGTTTCTTGGGATAATGTGGTAGTTTCAATTGGAAAAACAGGTGTACTTGCTACAAACGGTCGGCAAAACGTAAGAACAGATGACAAGATTCCAAACTTTACCAGAGAAGAAATTGATCAATTAGAATTTAATTTAATTTATGGTGGATTTGATAGAATAAATAACCAATTTTTATGGACTTATAAGATTTCAGAAAGTGATTCAGATACACAAAATGCTGTGCTTGTAAAAAACTACGAAGAAGACAGTTGGTCTGTTTATGATCAACGATTCAGTGTTTTTGGACAAACAGATATAGGCTTGAATCTAAACTGGGATGATATAGACGAAACAAGTGGAAATGACGCATGGGCAACGTGGGATACTACCGAAGAAATATGGAATCGGATAGGTTTAGGAGAAGCAGTGCAAAAGACACTAGCAGGAGACGATCTTGGGTTCATATACGATATTAATCTTGATTTTGATGATTACTTCGCAAACATTACTAATGTTGTGGCAGGAGCGACGACGACCTTAACTGTTAATGCTACAGCTATATTAGTAGGTGATCTTGTAACTATTTCAGGCGTTCAAGGAATGCTTGATGCAGATGGAAATAGTGGTATAAACAATTTTGACGAGTCTACAGATGAATATAACGGGCAACCATACCTTGTTCTATCAGCAACTCCAACATCAATACAAATAAATTTAGACAGTTCACAACTGACTGCCTACACATTAAATACAGGTTCTATTTCAAAGATTATCAGTTTTTCAGCAGAAACTATACCGTTTAATCCGTATCGCTCTCAAGGCTATAGATGCTATATCGGTTATGTTGAATTTTTGATTGAAGCCAATGGTGGAAGTCTACTTATTGATGTATTTGCAGATGAGCAAAACACACCTTTTAAGCAAAATATTTTGATGAAACCATCTGTAGCTAATCAACAAACTGAGTGGCTATCAATGTCAATTAATCAAGAAGCTAATTTCTTTACTTTTCGTATGAAACAAGAGACACCTGCAACCCAATTACGTTTAACCTCAATGCGCCTGCACTGTATGCAAGGAGGATTAACAAGTGCCTAAAATAACTGAATATTTCAACTTTGGCAATAATAATGAATTGACTCAAGAAGAATTGTTACTTCTTCTTCAACGTATGTATACAGACTTGGCAACTGCAATCAATCGAAAGCCAGATATTATACAAAGAAACGTAAATGGACAAATTAGCGATACTTTTTTGGCTAATGGTGATATAAATATAAATTTAAGTACTAATACAGTTGAAATGTTGACCAACCATCCAACACAAACAACCGTCACATGGACTCTTTTGAGCTAAGGATAAAAATATGACATACGGAGCAGAAATCTGGGGACCACCTTTAATAGCAGCAGCAGGAAGTGTTATTGGAGGAATGGGCAATAAAGAAACTAAACTTCAAAAGACCCAACGCAAATTGATTGATGAGCTTTTAGGCTCACTTTCAGGAAAAGGTCGTTTTTCTGATTTGTACAATCCAAGTCAAGAAGCATTTCAAAGATCATTTGTAGAACCAGCTCAAAGCAGATTTCAAAATCAGATTGCACCACAAATACAACAACAATTTATCGCATCAGGGCAACAACGCGGAACGGGCTTAGAAGACCAATTAACACGTGCTGGCGTCGATTTAAACTCTATGCTTAATCAACAGTACTATCAGTTTCAACAAGATGCCTTAAATCGCAAACAAGGCACAATTGGAAGCATTCTAGGAGCTGGAGCAGGCGCACCACCACAACAATCTGCTTTACAAAACTTCGGATCAGGTCTTGCAGGTTATACAAGCACTCCAGACTTCGCAAAACAATTTCAAAGTATGTTTGCAAAACCAGAAACAACAGCAACAACAGCACCATCAACACAAGTTGGAGTTTTAAAAAGAAAAGGATACGAATAATGGGTTTTTCACCGTATGAACATGGCAGACAAGTTGGAATGAGCTTTGGCGCTGCTAGACAAGAAGCATCTGATCAAGGAAATATAAAAAATATTCTTGCAGAAGCTCAAGCATCAGGCGATCCACAAGTGTTACAAAATAGTATTGGACGCATTTTATCATCTGTTTCTAAAGAAAATCAACCAGCTGCAATTAATTATTTGCAAAACATGATGCAGACATCACAAGCAAAACAACAACAACAACAACAATTTGCTAGAGAAGAAGCAGCAGGTCTAGTTCCAGGTATAAATTCAACAGCACAAGCAGCAATATATAAAGAAAATATAAAAAAACAAGCTTTACAAGATTATTATGGTTCAGGAACAGGTCAATCTCAACAGATGATATCAGATCAACAGCAACCATTAGGTCAACCAATAGAAAATATCACTAAACAAAGATCTGTTCAGCAATTAATTAGAGATACAGGATCGCCATATAAAGAAATATCAGAACCAGCAAAAGCACAGTTACAACAATTTAATGAAGAACAAAAAATCAAACAAAAACAAAATTCCGATGTATTTAAAGCAGATCTTGAAAGATCACAAAAAGTTTTAAAAGAAGTAGATGAAGTAGCAGCACAATTACCTCAAAAAGAAAGTTCTTTAAGCTTAATGAATGAAGCATTAACAAATAAAGATTTATCTTTTTGGTCTTGGGATAATTTAGCTGATAAAACAGGGATTGAAGCATTTAGATCACCAGAAGGTGCATTGTTTAAAACTGCAGCAAAAGAATACTTTTTAGGTAACATTAAAAGAGCAGGAGCTAGACCAAACCAATGGATTGAACAACAAATACAAGATATGTTGGCGAAAATTGGTCGTTCTACTGGTGCAAACTTAACAGTAACTAGAGCTTTAGAAAATGAACTTGATTTAGATGAAAATAATCAAGTTAAACTTAATGAGAAAGGAGTTCCAATTAGAAAAGATTCATATACTAGTTTTGAAAAAGTAGCTTATGGATTTAATGGTAAAAATATTGTTAAGAACCCACAATTTTATTTAACTAGTTTGCTTCCTGTTATGGGAGATGCAGGAGCAGTTCTAGCTGTAGGTGCTATGACACCTAATATATCTGTTCCTGGATTGAGTAGATTAGGTAGTGGAGGAGGTAAATTATTGCAAAAAGGTGGTAATGCTGCAATTAAAGCTGCTGTTGATGAAGCAAGTATGGCTAGTCTTGGTGTAATATCAAGTAATATTAATAAAGGTTTAGGAAAGGTTCTTACAAAAAGTGGTGAAAAATTACCACAATTAACTAGTAGAATTAATAGTGCT